TTCTTACAATACTCAACGGCAGCTGGAAGATTGCGGGCGATCTCGACATGAGGATGACCGGTTAGGAAGTCACGGGTCTGGTAGAGGGACTTTCGATGAGAGAAACTGATAAACCCCTGCAGATGAGGAGTCCCAGACTCACCAACCTCTCGGCCATAGATAAGATATTTAACCCCTCCACGAGCAAAATGCGAAGCAAAGACAGCAAGTCGTTCAGCGTCATAGTTGTTCAACGTGAAGCACCAGTTCTTGGCTTTCGACATGGTGGGTTGTGAGGTCCTCCTCGACCCCGCTCACGCGGGGATCTCGTCGTCCAAATACGACTCGCTGCGCGGCTGAGAACCAAGAAGAATTCGCAGTCGTGTATAGAACAAGAAAGAACACACGTTTGAGAACAACGAAGAACTAATAAAGATACGCTTTATGAAATCTACGACTGCGTGGATTCCAAGGGCCTCTCACTTTTTTCGTCTTGCCAGCACCGATACCAATCAAGGAATCGAAAGGCTGGCTTTGGCGGTAGTTGGTGAATGAACGACGACCACGACGAGCAAGCAACATCGCGCCATCGACGCCAACCTTCTTTCCACGATATGTCATATCCGATGCGACTGCTGCCCCACGACTATGTCCATAGACGACCGATGTACCCGAGCGCTTTGCAGCGGAGTCTAGAGAGGATGCAAACCTTCCGCGAGCTCGCATTGATAAGCTTTGAGATAGACCAAGCCCGAAGACGCTTGCGACGCGCGGCGGAAGAGCCTCAAGACCGTTCTGCAGCCATTCGCCGCCGGTCTTAGTACCGCGAACAAACATCTCGTTCTTTCGAGAAATAGGACTCTGCAATATAGCATAACCCTTCTTACTAGAGTACGCAGCGTCAAAACCTTTGTCTAACTGATAATCAGCAAACTTAGAACCATATGTAACTGCTTCCTGTTCCCGACCAGGACCATCACCAGAGAGCCAATCGTAGTTGCGTTGATACGCATTAGTCAAACTTTTCGCACGTTTACTTTGATCTTGAAAACTCATCCCCAACGAGCTTGTTGCAAACGAGCCATAGGAATGAGAGCAGCGGTTGTGTTCGCAGGATGCTCCATCTTTCGCTTCTTGTTTGACTGAAACGCGAGGTTGTTTCCTCGGGCTTCTGAATGATAACGAGTCATAAACGAAGCTTCGTCGTATACGACTTCTTGGTTTGACACAACGTGGAGCATCAAACGAGTTGGCGCAGCGCCCGTCCTGCCATGCACACGAATGAACACCATGTCAAACGACTCGTTGTCCAACTGTGACTTGACAAACTCAAGAGAACTAGCAGGTTCACGGGGAATAATATTGAATTCGTGGTCATTGCCCTGAGGCATAAGATGAAACATGTAGCGATGAATATCACGCAACTTGCCAGTAACATAAGTTGGATGCTCAACTAAATTAGTTGACGTGTTGGCGGGCATAGTGGAGGCGCCTCCGGCACCGATAAAACCAGTGGAAGGAGATTCACCCGCACGCGTTGAAGCACCAAACCCAGAATCATCTGATCCTTGGATACGGATAGCTTCAAACCAACCATCGTTTTCGTCTGAGTTGTTCACTAAGGTGACCTTCAAAGCCTGTGATACAAGTCTCCACTTGTGAATAGGAGCAGAAACTTGACCGTACTGCCCAGCAGTAGCGGAAATGCGACCATGATCGCGATAGGGAATAGAGTAAGGGTCACCAGCAGGTGTGCCGGACGATGTTGATGACACAATAAGACCGTTACTCAACCCGGGGAAAAGCAAAATATCCATGCTTTCAGTACTGTCATTGACAAGTTCTTGGACTGCTTGCAAACGAACACCGGCTGAGGAATACACCTTGCCATCGGGAATTTTGGGGTTGGTCGTGGCTGTAGAGAAAGGATTGTTATATACTGCCAAACACGAGCTAAAATGGGACTTCCCAGTTCTTCCGGTCGACAAAAACCCTTGACGGCGACGACCATAGTATCGACCCGTACGACGCCCATAAGTACGTCGATTAGACATAAGTCTGCGAGAAGTATAACGAGCGCGAAGCATGTCTCGATACTACAATGGATATTTATGGCACCAGTACATTGACGATAGTGATGATAGTGCTGCAGGCGATGAAATGTCCAAAACAAGGACTGGAACAGAACTTGGGCCTCCTATGCCAGAGGGGCCAAACGATGACGGGGGAACAGCTGACACGGGTGATGAAACGTACGATGGGCTCATGATAGTTTCAGGAAAACCGTACGGATACACACCAACCAGTCCACAAGGATTTACAGTGGGGCAATTTGGCTACACAGGACCACCGATTCTCAACCGACAGAATTTAAACGGAACGCTGAATGACACCATAGCAGGAGTGCCAAGTGTAACGTCACACGCGCCGGCGGGCATCGGGTGGATAACAGCATCGGCATGGGCGTCAGCAGTGTGGGATGGTACGCCATATGACGTGACGGGAAAAACAAAGGCTCAAATATGCAACTGGGTATTTCCAACGTCGAACACAATGAGGGGGCTGCGGCAATTGTACGAGGCGGCACCGCCTTTTGCGAATCCGCGTTATCCAGAATCGTGGGAAGTGGATCTTTGGAACATCAAAGTTCTCAACCACTTCAGAGCATTATTTGGAATAGGTCCAATACAACCAAGCTACAGATTGTACAATGAAGCTGCATGGGCAACAGAACGTCGGTGGACAACCAAATGGAACGCGTACGGGGCTACAGGGCCTCTTACGTACGGACCATGTCCAAACGCAAACCCACACTGTGGGGCGACGTTCATTCCTGGAATCGGCGATCAAAACTTCTATTTGTTGCCCGCAGGTAGCCCAGCTCCACCAGCTGGGACAAGCGTCTCAAGCATGGTCAGAGAATCCACTAATGAAGCATTGGGAGGAGTCAACACTAACATACCATGGAGTATCAAGTTGGCCAGAGCCATCTCGGTATTCCTCTGCTACGAAGGACTCGTCGGTCACACAGGACCGTTCTTGAGACGACAGAAGGTTGGCCTAAACTTCTACGACATAGGAGACGGCACAACTCAGATAAGGTTCAAGTTCGGAGGAACATATACTGCTTTCGCAGGTAGTTAATTTAACGTGGAGGTTAAAGTATAATTTTTTTAAGAGTGGGCTAGAGAGTGGGGAGGACTAGCCCAGGGTGGCTGTAATACTGTATTTAGCCACCCTGGGCCTCGAGTAGGGTTAAGGATATCCGTACGTAGGATTTACGTCATCAAGAGAGTTAACGTCCCATTGACTAAAGTCTGGTGTCGGTGTCAAAGTAGCGGCGGTTGACGCCCAAGTGGACGCAGATGCGGATGAACGCAGCGCGGGCGCGGGAGGCATGGCGAGCCGTGAGACCTGCCCGTAAATTAGGCCTGATAGAACGATAAGCACGACCAACGAGACGCAGAGTACTGCTAGTAATGCGGCGGCGAGGTGACTCTTGGATAAGACGGAGTTCGGCGATGCATTGGGAGGCGAGCTCATACTGAGTAATAAGAAAAAGATCACGAACTAAGGCAGTTCGACCACGGGGGAAAGGAGCATTATCCATTTTATACCTGAATAATATTATAACGATCCTCAGAAAGCTTTGTCATATCGGGCATCTCGTTCATGAAAACAAACAGGTGGCATTTTTTAAGACGCTTCACGCGGGACTGGTACTTCGGGGAAAAGACAAAACCGTTCTTTACTTCCTCCAAAAAGTCGTACTGGATGTACTCGCCCTGCTTCGACCTCGGTGCGTCCACAAAAAAGGCACGAATCGTCGGGTCCAGGCAAAAAGCCATGTCCGCTTTCTTCCCAGGAACAATTACCTGAGCATCATCATGTTTCGAGCAGTACCAGTGAGCAAACCAAGTCTTTCCAGAATTCCCAACAGAATCAACAACAAAATGGATCGTACGGTCATCGGGTTCGGTATCAAGAATAGCCTTTGCCTGCGTTTGCCAATCACGGAGCTCATGCTCCTGAACCTCCTTCATGGGTTCATGATCTTTCACGAAATCATGCACAAAGTTCGGATAACGAGCACAGACATTGGAGTGAACTTCGCGAAGAATTTTCATGTCGTAAAGACCTTCCTTCACATCGTCCTTGAAGCGTTCAAGCTCAGAGCGCTTGCCGTCGTTGAAAACCATCTCGCCGTACTCTTCGTACTCGCCGTCCTTCTTGCAATACTCAACGGCTGCCGGAAGGTTGCGAGCGATTTCAACATGAGGGTTGCCAGTTAAGAAGTCTTTGGTTTGGTGCATGGATTTTCGATGAGAGAAAGAGATAAACCCTTGGAGATGAGGAGTGCCAGTGACACCAACCTCTCGGCCATAGACAAGATATTTAACACCTCCACGAGTAAAATGCGCAGCATAAGCAACCAATTGATTGGGTTCATAGTTGTTGAGGGTGAAGCACCAATTCTTTGCCTTCGACATGGTCAAAGGAGTTGTGTGTCGTCGTCGACCCCGCTCACGCGGGGATCTCCTCCTCCGAAAACGACTCGCTGCGCGGCTGGGAACAAAGAAGAATTCGCAGTCGTGTTTGGAACATAAAAGAACACACGTCTAGGAACACTATAGAACTAATTAAGATACGCTTTGTGAAAACGTTTCGAGCGTGGATTCCACGGGCCTCTCACTTTCTTTGTTTTTCCAGCGCCGATTCCAATAAAGGCATCAAACGGCTGGGATTGGCGATAATTGGTAAAGCTGCGACGGCCTCTCTTAGCAAGAAGCATAGCGCCGTCTACACCGACTTTGCGCTTCGAAAATGTCATATCCGACACTACTGCAGCGCCCCGAGAATGTCCTAGAACCGCATCAACACCGTTCCGCTTTGCAACGGAATCGAGATAGAATGCATGCTTTCGCCGTGCTCGCAACGAGATTGATTGAGCAAGACCTAAACCGAAGACGTCGGCGACGCCGCGAGGCAGGGCTTCAAGACCGTTTGAGATCCATTCGCGCCCGTACCCTTTCATCGTAGTGCCGCGAACGTACATTTCATTCTTACGGGAAATAGGATTCTTTCGAATCGAATAACCATCCTTATTAGCATACGCCGAATTAAAACCTTTTTCTAATTCATAATCAGCAAACTTAGAACCATATGTAACGGCTTCCTGTTGGCGAAGAGGGCCAGAACCAGAAAGCCAATCATAATTGCGTTGGTACGCATTGGTAAGCGCTTGAGCACGTTTGGATTGATCGTTAAAACTCATCCCCAGCGTGCTTGTTGCAAGCGAGCCATAGGTATGAGACCAGCGAGACTGTTAGCCGGATTGTTCTGTCGAGCAGCTTTGATACGAGCCATGGAGGCCTGATTGCCGCGGGCCTCCGAATGATAACGAGTCATAAACGTTCCTTCATCGTATACGACTTCCTGATTTGAAATCACATGCAACATGAGGCGCGTGGGAGCTGAACCGGTCCGGCCGTGGACACGAATAAACACGGAGTCATAGCTCTCGTTGTCCAAGCAAGATTGAACGAATTCTTCGTTGGTTTCGACCGTACGCGGCATGATATTAAATTCATGGTCATTGCCCTGCGGCATCAAATGAAACATGTATCTGTGAATATCACGAAGCTTTCCGGTCACATAAGTAGGATGCTCAACCAGGCTGGTAGCGGATAAAGCGGGCAACACACCGGCAACATCGGCGCCAACATAGACGCCTGGCGGCGACCCATCTAGCTGCGTAGCAGGGCCAAAGCCGGAATCGGCAGAACCTTGAACGCGGATGGCTTCAAACCATCCGTCGTTTTCGTCAGAATTGTTCACCAAGGTAATCTTCAGGGCCTGAGAAACAATTCTCCATTTGTGAATAGAAGCGCTAAGCTGACCTTGTGGCAACGCCCCGGTATTAAATAAGCCGTGGTCACGATAAGGCAAACCTTTGGAAGCGGCGCCGAGGGTTGAAGTTACGGAAACACCGTTATTCAAACCTGGAAAAAGCAAAATATCCATGGTCTCAGTTCCATCGTTTACCACCTCAGTTACGCCCTGGAGGCGGACACCAGTGGAAGAAT